GCTTTTCTGAATGTTGGTGCCAATCTGAGACAGCGTTGTCCCTGGATCAGACGCAGCATTGGCAATTCTGCTGCCAAGGTTTGAAAAACTCTGGCCAATTCCTGACGCCGCGTCGGGGGATGTCGCTGCCGCTGCCGCATCTGTTACACTTGGGGCTAGAGAGCCTGGAGCGCCACTAAACAAAGCTGCGGTAGGCGCGCCGATAGAAGCCGCCTCAGCCCCCATGGAAGCGCCAGTTTGAGCTAAATTGTCCAAAGCCCCCTTTGAGATTTCAGTTGCGCCCTTTCCGATGGCATCGCCCGTTACGCTACCAGCCGCCTCCCCCGCCGCGCCGCCAACACCGCTCAGCAATTGCCCACCGGCGAAACTCGTTGCGCCAGAGATAAGACCGCCCATCAAAGCTTGGTTCGTGGATTCGCCCTGAGCCTTGCCAATGCCGAAGGAGGCAGCACCAGAGCCAACAGCACCAGCAAGACCAGCCAGCGCAGCAGGCGCTCCAAGACCGCCTGTGAGGGCTGTGATGCCGATACCAGCAATTGCTGGCAAGATGGCCTTTGCCCAGTTGAAAGCCTCTGGCAGACCTGTGTGTGGGTTTATGGTGAAGCCTTTGCCGGTTAGCTGGCGAATGCCCTGAAGCTCTGCCCGGCTGACATGGAGAAGCGTGTCGTCCCCATGGCGACCGTAGCTTGCAAGATGGTTTACCGTGCGGTCCATGAAGCGATCCTTAGACTGAAACTACTGTTGCTATAACAGATGGAATGGCTGGCCGGAAAGAAGCTGATGCTACTGCCGACAAAAACACAGCAGTGTTATCTACGGCCCACATAATCTCAACGTAATCCTGCCCAATGACGCTGACAATAAAATTCCACGCCGGGACGGATTGAGAGTTTATCCCCGGAATGGCAACCCTAGACGCCGAGTATGGAATGTCCGTGCCATTTCTCCTAAACCAAATATATATAGTGTGGGCAAGAGCCGATGTTTGATCTAGTTGAACTGAAAACTGGATGTTGTAAGTTCCGCGATTCTTAAATGTAATGCGTGAATTGCTAACAACAGCAATTTGATTTGACGCAGCAGTGTTGTTAAACGTCATCGCGTATGGCGTGTTTATAATCAAAGCGTTTTGATTAACGGTGCTGTAAAATGATCCGTAGTAACCAACAGTTGATGCTGAGCTTGAGATGTTGGAATCCAACGCCTCAAGGTTTTGGTCGATTGCCCTGATAAGCTGGTCGCCCCAGACTCTATCCCAATCATCTATGGCAAGAGGAAGTCTTGTGCGGCCCTGGGTCATCTGCGGCCATCAACACGGATATCAACGCGCGGCACGCCAAGACGCCATGCCACGCCAACTCCATCGCTCTGTACGCGTAGCGTCATCATGCGTCCCCGGAGACGGAAATACGTCTGACTGGTAAACTGCTCAACGGGGAATGTAACCGTTGGTATGGCGGTGGTGTTATCTACGTTTGATATGTATGAGGTATTGCTGTCTTTGCTTTGACTAAAGCTAGAACCAGAATAATCTTGTGCCTTTAAGATAAAATCTACCTTGGCGTTGGGATTACTACTATTCCTAAACGTCAAGTCAGGTATCATTCTCCAGGCAAACCCGAATGTTTCGCCAGAACCAATTTCAATTGGTGCACTTTCAATATAAGCCACAATGGGTGAGTATGGATTGGTTGATCCATCATCTTGCCCAAGCTCATGGAAATATATATAGCCATCAGTGCTGGCAGACCGAGGAAAATCTTCGATGCTGCGGTCAAGCCAAGCGGTTCTTGCAATATTTCCGATAGTCCATACTTTCTCGTTGTAGTTGTAAACTACATAACGATCATTTTCCTCAGAGGTTGAGCTTGGATAAAACCACCAAACTTCGTTAAACGACATATTGCTACCAGCGTATATTTTGTCCGCTTGATTTAGGTTGATGTCGTTGAACACATAGTCTTTAACCGAACACGGCAAACCATACACACGGCCATCATATTGAAAGAAGCCGTTTGAACCCATCCAAAAAACCACATCGTTGGATGATGCTATGGCGTTTGGCGCGGCAATGCTTGCCATACCCAAGCGCGTGATCGTGTATTCGTATGGGGCACCGATGTACTTCAATGCGTGAACAGCGCTATCGGTCCAGACAAGAATTTCTTGTTTGGCTTTGATTGCGGTTATGAACTCAGAACCAGTCGGAATACGAAGACCGCCAGCCGCGTTGGTTTCGAGTGGCGTCCATTGACCTGGGTTTTGGTTATCTGACCAACGAATCAACAAGCGATCTTGTTGCGGTATTGTGGATGGATTGCCATCGTCCACTTCAGTGCAGCCAAAAGCAAGAACCTTCCGATCCAGCGCTGACACCATAATCTGACGGGCGACCGCAGGAACGTCAGACGCCCCGGCCAAGCTACTAAGCGCAACCGCCCTAGTTCCAAGTCCACCAGTGCTATACCAATAATATATCGCAGAATCGCGCGGGTTGATAATTAGGTCTTGTCCGTAGTTATCATTGGACCACAAGCGCAAGCGAGTGCTGGCAACCTGAGTGTTGGACGCATCGCCCCAACCAGTACCAGCAAAGGCGCTCATGGTAGTTGAGGCAACAGATTGCGAAACACTTACCCTATATGTCCCAGTGCTTCCAGTAGTGCCAGATAGCTGGCTTGTTATATATGTCGCTTTTGAACCCGGAGGATTGGCCGAAACTCCCGCTCCAGTGATCAATTGTCCAAGGATCATGGTGCCAGAAACAATTGAACTAACCGTAAGTGTCGTGCCAGCAACTCCAACGGTGCCATTGTTTATAGCGCCGGTGAACGCAACGCTGCTTTCCGGCAGAATGCCGCCCCACGTTCCGGCACCCCAGCCGTTTGCGTAAAGCGTGTTGTTTGTGCTTATGCTGATTTGGAAATTTGCAACCACAGAGCCGCCACCAGTCGCAACTGATGTGGCCGCTGAGGTGGCAGTAATATGAAATGTGGACGAAGTTATTGGAGCTTGTACTTGATACTCGCCATTCAACGATAAACCACCAACAGCACTGGCTCCAGAGAAGACAACAAAATCTCCAAGATTTGCGCCATGGTTTGTTATTGTAACAAATACATTATTGGCCGTGCCTGTCGTTGTGTTTGTTGTAAAAGGATTAGACGCTGAAATGGTTGTTCTGATCGGCGTGATATCATAAATAACGCCGCCGCGTTCGATATAATATTTAAGATGAGTGCCGATGCCAAGGTAGTAACTTCCAGTCAGATCGGTGAACGCAAATAGCTGACGGCATGTTCCAAGGAACTGTTGCGGCACGGCCTTCTGCCATCCGCCAATTTTTTCTGCTGCTCCATCACGGAACCGAACCTTGTCAGCTTCAGACCAAGACCCCGACGAAGAGTATCTTGACCCGTCATGCTGGATTCCAGGGGCAAACTTAAGCTGCTGAAGGGGCATATCAGTTACTGGATACCTTCTTCTCAAGCTCATCAACCTTGGCGGTCAGTTCTTGGATGGCAGCAACCAAATGAACGACAATCTTGCTGTAGTCAATGCCCTGCGGTTTGATTAAGCCATCTTCATTAACGGCATCTTTTTCTCCCATGACCGCGTGAGGAATGATTTCTTGCAGTTCGTGAGCAATAAACCCTTCGCCGCCAAGGCCGCTTACTGTCCATTCATAAGTGCATGGCTTCAGCGCAGAGACAGTCTTAAGCGCATCAACCATTGGACTGACGTTTGTTTTCAAACGATAGTCTGATGTCGTGCCGTACCCGGTTGACGATCCAATCGTATTTATAAATCCAACTTGACCATTATCATTATTAAAAACAATTTGATTTGTGGAGCCTGTGCCTGATTTTGAAAAAACACTTGAAGTCTGATTGGGGGCAAGTTGAACTGAGTTTCCGGTGTAACTATAATTATAATTTACAATTCCAGCTGATAAATATCCGCTGCCAGCAACTATGTTTGCTGGAGTATAAAATCCGTTAGTAACATTTAGTGTGCCGTAAATAAATGAATTTTGATTTAAAATAATTTGTGAGCCATCCCAATTCATATACGCACTTAAACTAGAGTTTAAGTAAACAGCGCCGCCAGTTGTTACAAGAGCGGTAGCTCTAAGTTCACTAGGGCCGCTCAATGAGCTACAGCTTATTGGCCCAACAGACAGCGATGAGCCGGATATTGAGCCGCTAACAGACAATGACCCAACACTTAGCGAACCGCTAGTGTTCAACGATCCTCCAGTTATTGCCCCGGAAGCAGTGATTGAATTAGCGGATACCGTTCCGCTGGATGCGCTAATATTTCCCGTCGTTGTTAAATTACCAGACACAGCTACGGTGCCAGAAACAGAAATGCTTCCAGTCGTGTTGTTGAATGCAAGCGTGGCAGCAACAACACCACCGCCATCGCAATACATAAGCTGGGTATAACCGTTAGCCAGCGTCACGCCGCTTCCGGCTAAAGTTTTTACAACAACATTTTGGCCGCCGCTTGTAGCATTGCGAATGGCGTAGAACTTATTTACAGTCGGCACGATTAGATTGCATGATGTTGATAGCGTTCCACCAAGAATCAGCACCGCATTACGGGCTTCGTCAGAAACGCCAGCACCGCTCACCAGCGTGATGCTAGTGCCAGCCATAGCAATATTGCCAACGCCGGCAATCGCCTGCTCAAGCAGCGTGCCCAAGTTGGTGTTGGTTGTGTTGCCCCAGTTAGAAGCCTGCTCACCATTCCCGATGAGTTCGAGGCGAAGGGCCGGGCTGTATGTACTGGGCATTTTGCTACCTTATAAGGAAGTTATGCGGTTTACCCCATCTTATCGCGACAGGGCAAACCGCAATAAACTTAGCAGGAGACGGTGTAGGTGACGGTCAGCGTATCGCCGCTCAGCACCGCACGGGCGGTAGCAAAATCAGCGGCCGAGAACAACGTGCCTGTCGTGCCGCCAACGGTGCTGTTGGTTGTGATGAAGCAGCCAGCAATGGTGTTGGTGGCGTTAATGTTGAACACGGCGGGCGAAGCGGAGTTTGTGCTTGAGCCAGCGGTCGAGGACGCGGCAGTGAAAGCTGGGCGCGTGGCATTGGAATAGCCGGTGATGTCCGTCCAACCAGCATGGGAAGCCATGGTGTCGCCAGCGGCAATGGTGCCAGTGCCCTTCAAGCCAACGAAGAACGCGGCGGTATAGGCAGAACCAAGGAAATACTTGTTCAGCAGATCATTCTTTCCCGTGGTTACAACCAGATTGGGAAAGCCATCCGACCAGCGGAGGTTGCCCTCAGCATCGCGGCATTCGACAATGAACTTGCCAGCTACGCCAACGAAGTCATTGACCTCGTGGCGGGCAACAAGGCCAGCGCCAGCAGTGTCTCCCAAAACAATCAAATCATTGTTGTCCATTTAACTATGTCCTATCTGTGTCCATGTTGCGGTTGTAGCAGGGATTGGCGTCCATGTCGCGGTTGTAGCGGATATTGATGTCCAACCCTGCCCTGGATTTGGGATGGGCTGCCATCCGCCATACCCTACTGCAGCATCGGATAAAACTATTGTATCCGATGCTAATGTGAAAAAGGTAGCAATATTTGATGCAATGTCACCAAGGGCAATCAAATCACTTGCCAGAGCTAGGCCAGATATCTTGCCACTGGAAGAGTCGGATGTAACCAACGTGTCTAGCGCGCTAACTGCGGCGCTGAGTTTGATGGTTGAGGAATCTGACAGCGATAAGCTATCGGATGCCGCCTTTGCATAGGAAAGAGCGAGCGCAGAGCTATCGGATAGTGTTAGCGAATCCGAAACGCTAGATGCATAGCCAGCCGCGCACGCAGCGAGATCGGACAGCGTTAGCGAATCCGAAGCGCTGGGGAAGTAGCCAGCCACGCACGCAGCTAGGTCAGACAAGGTGATCGTGTCAGACGCGCTTCCACTTAGGCTAATAGCCGCAGCATTAACATCAATCAAAAACAAGCTATCAAAACCGCTGGCGACTAGACTTAGCTTGCCTGCCGTGGATTCAATAAACGTTATGGAATCCGAGGTGTTGCTCAGGAAGGACGCAACGTTTACCGCGCTATCGCTTAGCGTTAGGGAATCGGATGCGCTAGATGCATAGCCAGCCACGCACGCGGCAAGATCGAACAAGGTGAGCGTGTCAGACGCGCTTCCGCTTAGGCTGATAGCCGCAGCACCAACATCAATTAAAGACAAGCTATCAGAACCGCTGGTGGCCAGACTTAGCTTGTTTGCCGTGAATTCGGTGAGCGTTATGGAATCCGAGGTGTTGCCCAGGAACGACGCAACGTTTACTGCGCTATCGGACAGTGTTAGCGAATCCAAAGCACTGGGGAAGTAGCCAGCCACGCACGCGGCGAGATCGGACAGTGTGAGCGTATCGGACGCGCTGTTACGCAACGCGTTAACTGCGGCACTAACATCAATCAGAGACAGGCTATCAGAACCACTAACTGCTGCATCCAGCTTGCCTGCGGCGGATTCCGTAAGCGCTATGGAATCAGAAGCGTTGCCCAGTAAAGACACAACGCTTGCTGTGCTGTCGGTCAGCGTTAGGGAATCGGATGCGCTAACGCCAATAGAGAATATAAAGCTTGTTGCGTCAGTCAGGGTGATGGAGTCGGAAGAGGCCAGGGAGTAAGCTGTGCCGCCGCCAGAAACATCAGATAGCGTCAGGGCATCAGAGGTTAGCGCAGATATGCTTGCAATTGCGGCGCTGGTGTCGGATAGCGTTAGGGCATCAGAGGTTAGGGCAGAGATGCTTGCAATGACCGCGCTGGTGTCGGATAGCGTTAGAGCGTCGGAGCCACTCACAGAGGCGTTGAAGAAGCCTGTGGAGGCGTCTGTTAAGGTGATGGAGTCAGAGGCTGAACCTAGCAGGCTAATCGCATTCGTCGTGCTATCGCTCAGCGTTAGCGCGTCAGAGGCAACCCCTTGGAGAAAGGAGTTGGCCTGACCGCTAAACGGCGCAGCAGAGAATGAGAAGAAACCAAACATCTCTTAAATTCTAAATCCTTTGGCTATGGGGCCGTTGGCCAAACGATGTTTAAGGGAAACCCTGGCTGCTCAGGAATATCACGCAGCGCCTGCCGATAAACCGCAAGATCAAAGTCAAGGCCCTTACCGTCTTCGAGCGCCTTGATTACGCGCCAGTCG